GTTATATCTATTTCCTAGCACACTCAATCATCAAGTTTATCCATTTAGGGGTGAGGGCGAACGTAGAGGTATATCTTTCAATGTTGATGTAATTTCACAAGGACAATTGGATATAATGGTTGATCAAAATCAAGAGGAACAAAATGCAGCTAAGTGAAAATTGGTTTGTAAATGCTCCATGGGCTCAGTTGTTGTGTAGTACAAAAATTCCAGATGACACATTGCAAAGATTTATTACAATGAGTGATGAAGTATTGGATGTGGCNGATGGTCTAGGTAANAC